CTGAAGAAGGCAGAAGCCTCTCTGCAGAAAGCTCAGGAGACTCTCGAGGCTCGTAAGACAGCTCTTGCAACTGCTAAGGCTGAGCTCGCTGCTAAGCATGATGCACAGGCAGAAGCTGCTGGAGAAGGTGCTGGCGACGAAGACCTTGCATAAGCCCGAGAACTTCACGAGAATAAATCGTAAATAACTTTTGTTGTCGAGGAGCTGCTCTGTGAAGAGCGGCTCCTTTCTTTGTATCTAATTCTGAATTGCAATATTGTCACAGTGCCGCCAATTATATATAGATTATAGCTTTGGAATTGTAAAACCTCTGAATATATTAATATAATTATACTCCATAATATATAAAATTTATATATAGAAGTGACCTCTATCATCATTAAATATATTAACCCATATAATTATATATATTATATAAAAATCTAATGATAGAGATTAAATCTGGAGTTTCCGCTTTATTATTAAATCTAACGGCAATTTAACATTTTATTTCGCCAAATTTTGCTCCAGAATTCTCTCGGGGTGGTGCAGCAGAAATGACCTCTGCGAAAGCTCTGCAAACTTTAAAACTTTTAGCACACTGACGATATTGACAGCTTGCATATGTGTTAATGAAAGAGTAATATAACCGTAATAGTAGGTAAGGTTGATTTTATTGTATTGTCACAGCGCTGGGATTTATATATAGATTATTAAAAATGGCGGATATAAACCTGTCCGCCATTCTTGTGATTCTCTCGAGATATTCTCCCGGTTATTTTAATCTGTTTTCAATCCAAAGAATTTCTTTGTAATAACTACGAATAAATCGTTTGCCGATTGTCGTACCTGAGAGCTTAAAAAGAACTAATATATAAGCCAATCCGATGGCGTTGATTATCAATGAGCCTTCTGAAAAAGCCATAACACAAGGCATAAAAATTACGAATGCCAAACTGTGAATTTTAATGCTGTTCATCTTCTTTCTCCTCATCTTTAATATACTGTTCGAATGTCTCGTCCTCAATTTGTTCGGTAGCTGCTATATTATGCATTCCACAAAGCAGAATTTCCTCATCATATCTTTCGCCATAGAGTTCAACCGTAGCAGCTTGATTGCTTGCTAAGTATTTAGCTTCGGTGCAGTTGTGGATTTGTTTTTCCTGCCAGTATTTTCTGATGATTTCTGCTGCCTCGTCAGGAATCTGCATCTCAACCCTGTTGTTACGGTAAGTTCCGTTTTTGAAGTACGTTTGTACTACTGTTACTAATTTTGCCATAATTTTACTGTTTTGTTATAAGTTCAACATTGTGCAAATAAATTCGCTTGTGACTTGCTAAGAAGAAATATGCTATGCATGGATTGCCGTCCATATCAATAGTTTTTTCTCGCTCTAACTCTGTGAAGTCGCTCCAGGATAAATCGTCAAACATTGCCGCGATTTTATTACGCTGAGCGTCGTATGCAAGAGCCCAGATGTGGTCCCATGAAAAGACCTGCTGATAAGGCTGTAATTCTGATTTTGTCATAGTTTTACTGCTTTTCGTTAACTGAATAATTGAATATCGCTGCTGCGTTGAAGTCCTCAAAGTAGAACATCTCGCCGTTTTCTATCTGAACTGGATACATAATGCTGTAATTTTTAAGTTGTTATTCTCTTGTAGAGGTGCTGCAAGATTATATTCTCCTGCAGCACCTCCGTATTATTTATTTTACGATTTCGTATATAATCTTTTCAAATTCATCCCAATTGCGGCAGTCTTTCTCTGTAATATTTATGGAATCATACGGCATAAATAGTCTTAGTTCATATTTGACAATCGAATTGCGAATTGACTCGTTCATAGCATTATAGATTCTGTCTTCAAACCATGTGAATTCATCTACGTGGCGGTCATACTCTGCCGTGCGTCTTTTATACGACATTCCTTGTTCTCTGGCGATTCTCCGTAATTCCTTCATAGAAAAACGGTAAATCAACATGTGCCTAATTGCTTGGCAACAATAATTTCTCTGGATTCGTTCTGAATCATTAAAGCTTTTAACCATAATTTTTACTGTTTTTAAATTGTTAAACTTATTATTATATATTCTATTTTATATATTGCAAAATTAATAAAAATAATTTATATAGAAAAATTTTTTAGGTTAAAATATATTAACAGCTGAAAAATTGTTCCGACAAACAGCCTGAAAAACTCTGGAATTCTCTCGGGGGTCGTGCAGCAGAAATCATGGTTTGAAATCTGATAGACTTTTATATACAGTGCTGTTACAGTTGCGCAGCGGTGCATAGAAACGGTTTTGTTACTGTACTTTAAGAGTGGTTGTTGTATTGTCACAGTGCCGAGATTTATGTACTATATTCCTCTGTGCTGCTCCGGACATTTTTACCTACTGTTAATAATTATTAATATAAAAAATTTCTTTATACCATATATTATTAGTACCTTCGTGTATATAAATAATAAAGTATAGCAGTTATATATGCTGAATTTTAACAATTTTTAAACAACAAAAGTATGGAAACAAAACAGTTTTATTTCACGGGTCTTAACTGGATGACCTCTGAAGAAATCGAGCAAATGAACAAATCATTAGTTGTGCTGGAGAAATACGGAATCGAGCACGAATTCGAACAGGACAAAAATCGTTTAACTATTAGTGGTTATACTGATGTTCTTCTAAATAGAGAATGTGATGATTATATCACAATTCTGCACAAGTTCCAGGGATATTACGGGGGTGAAACTAATGAAGATTCACTGCTCATATTCACAGTTGATGACGATATGAAAATTAAAGCCAAAGTGCTTAATTACTGGGGAGATATTGAAAATATTAATTTATAATTATACCGAATGTGCACAGCTTTTATTAGAGCTGCTTGAGAATAGAAAGTTTAACAATGTAACAATTATAAAATAACAATTATGAAACAGTTCAATTTAATTATCACCTGCAAATTTTCAGATTTTGCACAGGTTTACACCGGACTGAATGATTCCGAAGAGTGTATGGCTTTTATTGAGGAACAAGACCAAATGTGGTTTGTAGATTCACAGAGTAATAACGAATTTCTTGCAGAGATAGACCTGATTGCCATTTGGGATTCTTGGGTTGAGGTACGGATTGATAACCAGATGGAAAATGGAGTTTATATATTAAATCTAACAGTATCTACTCCGGATGTTGGCAATCCATATAACGGCTCAATTATAGAGTGTGACAGTGTAGAATTAGAAGAAATGCTGCATAATATTATTAAGCGCAATATTTAAGCTGTAAAATAACGCGGAAAATCCTCTGTATCAACTCTGGAGTTCTCTCGGGGTGGTGCAGAGGATTTTTAATGCTGCAAATCTGGGAGATTTTGGAAATGCGGCTTCAAAATGGTGCAGTAGTTTGGCTGTTTCGGAACGGGAGTTCTCTCGGGGCGGTGCAGAGGTTTTTTGGTACTGAATTTTTACGGCAGATTACCTGATTGCGGCAATAGTGTCAAAATATTTCTGTTAATATTTTTAACGATTAAGCCTCAGTTTTAATAATTGTTAACGATTAAGGTCTATTATTTTAATAATTTTTTGCACCAAAAATTTTTTTATATCAAATATTTTTATTACCTTTGTAGCATAATAATAAAACAACAGTTATTTAATAATAAATTCATTAACAAATTTTAGTATTAATTTTAAAAATTATTAATTATGGCAACAAAAGTTAAAATTTCACGTATGTTCACATTTAAAGCATACGAGTGTGAAGGAAGTCAAGAAGTGTTAAATAATGCACACGTTGGCAAATTTTTGTCAAAAAGTGAGTGTCATTATTATTGTGAGAAAAGTGTGTTAGATTTTGTTAAAAACAATGTTAAAAATTGTGAAGGCAAAAAATATCTAATTTATAAAGTGTCAACGCAAGAAGACTCTAATGTTGAAGATATGCTAATTGAACAAATTTTTGTTAAAGACGATATTATTAACATTCTTTAACATTTGCTAACATTATTTGTATTTGGTGTTAAAATCTGTTAAAATTAACACTTGTTTGCCTACTTAGGTTCAAAGGCGAATAAGTGTTAATTTTTTTAATATTTATAGGCTCAAAGGCAAACAGGTGTTAAATTTATTAAAAATTGTTAACAGGCCCCTTGCCGGTCAAGAACCATGCCTCTCTCCTATATAATTAATACCAAGCTTGATTTCAGGTTCAGCTCAAGTTCGACAGAAAATAAACAGGTACACAATCCTATATAATAAAATTTGGCACAAAAGTTTTACGGAAAAATAGTTCGACGGAAACAATAAATTTTGCCGAGAAACAATAAAATTCGACAGAAACAATAAAAAGCTCGACAGAAACAAGGCAAAGTGCCCATGAAGTTCGACGGAAACATAAGAATTTTTTTCACCTTGGAACAAAGAAACAAAAGAAACAAACTCCCTATATAATTTATATTTAATTTTATAAAACTACACTTTTACTACAGAATATTAAGATTCTGTTATGGTAACTCATTATATCTTTATTAAGGAAATATTGTTTATTTTGTTTATATTATAACAGAATTGATATAAATTATTGATTTTCAATCACTTACGGGAACACTATAAATAATAAACAATAAAAAATTCCTTGTTTACGAAAATTTTTATGTTTCTTGGCCCAGAGGCTCATACAGAATTGACTTTTTGCATAAAAGTAGGTATAACAAAAAGATTATTATTTTTATAGATTTTTAACATGAAAAATTTTTATATTTCGGCAATTTTTAGTACTTTTGCACTATCAGAATATAACAATTATGAAGAAACCCTTATCACTAAACACGCAACTAACGAAACTGCGTATGATTAACAATCTGCTGAAGCAGACAATTCCTGAAGCTATATGCATAAAGGAAAACGGTTTCAGAGACACAAGTCGTTGCGATGAACTCAAACAGGTTATCTATTCCTTACGTGACATACAATATATGCTACGTGGGCTCGATTATAGTGCCCATAGGAGCACTCAGACGCGTAAAATGACAATATTTGAGATACGTGCGTATCTTGAATCGATTTTTAAATCAGAGAATGAGCACAACAGATGCGGAAAGCTTTATAGATATAACATTTTTAAAGCTTACACAGAACTTGGCTCAGTCCAACAATTTCTTGTTCTCAAAGGTTATATAGAAGAACAGCCAACAGACCAAGAAACAAGTATTGAAGACGACGAACTATTTTAAATTATACAGATATGAATAGAAAAGACAGAATTGCTGAAAATATAAATGATTTGTTGCCCGACAGCTCAGATTTACTTGGCTCAGATGGCATGGAAGCTCGTCAATCCTTAGTAGAACAGAAAGCGACTGACATCCACCAGCGTAAATCTGCTCGAGAGCTGGCCAAAGCTCGATTTGCAATGCGCGCAGAGCAAGAAGCTGAAGTGGCCCGTCGTGCCGTTCAAGAGCACCAAGAGCAAAAAGAACAAGCTAAAGAGGCAGCAATCCAACAACTTGAAGATGAAAGTCCGTATGTAACAGCTGAAGAGGCAATAGAGATTGGCAATGAAGAGGCTACAAAGCACAACATGCCACAGATTTCAATGGCTTCTGATGTTGCCAAATCGATAATGGCCTCTCAGGGTACTACTCGCCCAGAAGTTGTGCGGCTCCTTACTCAGCTTAATGTAAATCTCAATTTGCAGTTAACAAAAACCGATACCGCTAATCTTCTTGCATGTCTTTTAACTGCAAATGAGAATCAGCTTAAAGCCATTTATAAGAATAAAAAAACTCCGGTTGCCATTAAAACGGTCATAAAGCGTATTCTTGATGATGCAATGCTTGGAAATATTGAAACTGTTGAAAAGCTGTGGGACCGTATATTCGGAAAAGCCGGTATGATGCTCAACCTACCTGAGCAAACTCAACAAATGACAGGCATAATTCCCAATACTCCAGTCTCACGAGAAGCCTATATTGTTATTAGGGACACTCTCCTTAAGTAGGTTTATACCTGCGTACGCGCGTACATTATTATATATAATAAATCATTTCAAATATTCACAGGAATAACCGAAACACATCTCAGCTGAACCGAAAATATTGAAATGATAAATTATATTAAATAAAAATTAGAGATTGTAGGAATTAAAATATCAAATTTTAACAAGAATAATGGCGAAAATAGATATTCACACAAAACCGGCAAATCCTGTCAAGCGAACTCTATCGGAAATGCAAGAACAGGTCATATCTGCTGAGAATCTTAAGCCTCAGCAGGTCAACCCACTTGAGCTTTTACGCTTAGAGATGCTTACTTCATTTGAAAAGTATACAAAGGCTATGTTTAAAGCTCAGTATAAGCGTTCGTTTATAGTAGCTGAGCATCACAAGCGTATCTTTCAGGCTCTGCAGGATGTGGTTGACGGCAAATGCCGCCGACTTATCATAAATATGCCTCCTCGTTACGGTAAAACTGAGACTGCAATCAAATCTTTCATTAGTTGGTGCTTTGCGCTCAACCCAAAATGCCGATTTTTGCATCTTTCCTATTCAGATATTCTTGTAAAAGACAATTCTGAGACCATCAGAGGCATAATGAAAGAAGAATTGTACAAATCACTGTTTCCTAAGTCGGCTTTAGAGTCAGAAAAAGCCTCTAATACACGTTGGAAAACTGCCGCAGGAGGAGAACTTTATGCTGTTTCAACTCAAGGCCAGGTTACAGGATTTGGAGCCGGAAATGTTGATGCCACGGAAGATGATTTAGCTCGAATGGAAGAAGACAACACGCTGCTCAGCCTCAACGAAGATATAAATGAAGTGCTTGAAGGCATAGGAGCTCGAACTAATGTGTTTCAGGGTGCAATTCTAATTGACGACCCAATGAAGCCAGAGGATGCTGACTCTGAGATTATACGAGAGCGTATCAACCTGCGATTTGAGAACACTATTCGTAACCGTACCAATTCTCGTAATACTCCTATTATCATAATCATGCAGAGGCTTCATGAACATGACCTTTGTGGCTATTTGCAAGAGATTGAACCCGAAGAATGGACTGTTTTGTCGCTCCCTGCCATACAAGTTGACCCAGAAACAGGAGAAGAACATGCTCTGTGGCCAATGAAACATACTCTTGAGGAACTACATAAAATGCGAGATGTCAATCCATTAGTTTTTGATACTCAGTATATGCAGGACCCAACTCCTCGTGAAGGTCTTATGTATGCAGACGGTTTTAGAACGTATTCGAGAGATGCTTTACCTGTAGGCTCTCATGCTATTAAGAAATGGAACTATACAGATACAGCTGATACAGGTTCTGATTCTCTGTGCTCGATATGCTTTATAGATACACCTGAGTTTGTATATGTAACAGATGTGTTATTCACAGACGCATCTATGGAAATAACAGAGACACAAACAGCAGAACTCTATACTCGAAATAATACGAATCATGCTTTAATTGAATCGAACAATGGCGGCCGAGCTTTTGCTCGTAATGTTAAACGAATACTAAGAGCAACACTTCGTAATTTCAGATGTGCTGTCAATTCGTTTACTCAGACGCAGAATAAGGCATCGCGTATTTATGCTAATTCTGCTTGCTGTATGAATGACATTCTATTTCCTGAAGGCTGGGACCGTAAATGGCCGAAGTTTTATGCTGCTTTGATGGGTTATCGTAAAGATAATAAGAAAAAGCAGCACGATGATGCACCAGACTGCTTAACAGGTGTATATGAGATGCATGCAAAAAAGAATAGAACAACTAAAATAAAACTTAGAAACTGATGAAAAAGATTATTTACAACAAACTTATTCCGTTTAAAGGTTATGTAGCAATTAACCTGTTTGGAATTATCTTTGCTCGCAAAGAGTATGAGGCTCAGATTGAAAACAACTATTTCAGAAAGGCCACTTTGCTGAATCATGAGTTGATTCACACAGCCCAGTATAAAGAGCTTTTGTATGTGTTCTACCTTCCTCTCTATTTGCTGAATTATATTATTAACCTCTTTGTGTATTTGAGTTTTAAGAAAGCATACAAGAATATATGCTTTGAAAGAGAAGCTAAGGCACACGAAAGTAGTGACTATTATATCTATACAAGACAACATTTTGCCTGGTTTAGTTACATACTTCGCAGCTGAAAATTAAAAAATAATAAATTAACAAAGTTTAACATGAAAAATTTTTTTAATTCGAAAAAAGTGTGTATATTTGCAGCATGAAGTTGATTATCCGCACGCGACGCTTAGCTAAGGGACGCAAAGCTGTTAAGTTGCACAAAGTTTAACAAATAAAAAATTAGAACTATGGGATTAAATTGTGGATGCCCAGCAGGTGCACATCTTGCAGACCTTCAGATTGCTGATTGCAAAGAGAGTCTCGGGCAGATTCAGAAAGTTATCATTCAGCGCCGTTACAGTTCTGCTGGTGTGCTGAACAAGATTGCCGCAACTGACATTAAGTCCAAGACTGCTATGGTAGCTCTGGCAACAGCAGCTGACGGTACTAAGATTATTATCTCTCCGTATATTCAGAATCCGACCACAACTCCAGGTGAGGCTCGTACATTCGGCGGTGGTAATCAGACACTCGGTGGTGTTGAGATTGTTATTGGTCGTGAGCCAACTTCCTTCGAGGGCATCATTTACCAGGAAAAGCAGTCTACAATCAAGACGATGAAGGAGTATAGCTGTGAGGACATCGGCGTTTATCTCATCGATGAAAATGGTAATATCGGCGCCATCAAGGAGGACGTTATCTCTGAAGGCGTTACTACCACGTATTACCGTCCGATTCCTCTGCGCTCATTCTTCTTGGGCGACAAGAACCTCGGCGGTTATGAGGAGCCTGACAGCAATGCTATTCGATGGAGCTTCCTGCCCAATTGGTCTGATGACCTGGAAATTATCAAGCAGACTGAGATGGACTACAATCCTCTCACAGACCTGGTTAACGTAGCCAGTGCTTAAGTTTAACACCTCCTTTCATACGATTTGCTTATGGCACGTGGTAAGAAACAGAAAACCGTAACCTTGGTCACCCCCTCAGGTGTAAAGCAACTGTTCGGCATCCAGCACGCCGAGCGGTTGCTTGACCTGGGACCCGCCTTGAATGGAGGCTGGACTATTGACCCTGACAGCGAGTACTATTACGACGAAGAAAATGGCATTAGAGTTAAAACAGATACAGGAAATTCTGCAAAAGCCTAAGAAAGCTCAGACTATACGTCGAGCAGACTTACTGCAGAAGCGTCTCAGGTTTCATACTGAGACCAATATCCTGTTATCTGACTCCAATATGCCAACAGTTGTTTTCTTGGATTGGGTGAAAACCTTATTGCCAAAAGACAAGTATAACATATTTCTTCAGTTGTTCAAATTTCCACTACCCACTTCAGCCGTCGTCGAAGATGTCTATCGTGAGCTTGAGCGCGTATTCTATAGTCGTAATAGCTCGTCTTCATATCAATTCACCACCTCCGAACTTGAAGAAGATTGGGCAAACTACAGAATTAACAATCTGCACGAACCAGAAATCTGGAAAACTGAGGGCTGGAAGAAGATGCAAGTATCTCCTAATAGTATTCTCATTGTAGACCTCCCGGCAGAACAGACCTCATTTCGCCCGGAGCCCTATTTCTATTGGTTGGAGATAACCGATGTTATAGACTACGAGACTTGTGATGGTACTTGCATCCATTGGATAGTGTTCAGACAGCCAGAAAACCGAGTTGCCGTATTTGATGACACTTATATCCGCGTCTACGAGCTGGATGAAAATAAGCTTAAGATTAAAGCACTCGTAACAGAGGTTGAGCATGGCCTTGGCTTTTGTCCAGCTCGATTTTTTTGGTCAACTAAGCTTAATGAAAAGAGCATTGACCTCAAGAAGAATCCTATCACAAAGGAATTAAGCAATCTCGATTGGTATCTGTTCTTCGCTCTATCTAAGCAGCATCTTGACCTCTATGCACCATATCCTATTTACAGTGCTTATGAGGCGGATTGCAACTTTGAAAACAATGAAACCGGAGATTATTGTGATGGCGGCTTCTTGCGTAACGAGAAAGGCGAATACAAGGTTCTTGCTGATGGTACTTATGAGAGATGTCCTATCTGCAGCTCCAAGCGTATTACTGGTCCCGGTTCATTCGTAGAGGTGCCTGTCCCTAATCAGGCTGAGGGTGTAGCTGATATGCGTAACCCTGTCAATATCACTACTATTGATAAGGATTCACTCAAGTATAATGTTGACGAGTGCATGCGCTTGCGCGATGACATTATTATATCTGTGGTCGGTTCTGGTGGTACTGTTAGTGAAAAAGAAGCTATCAATGAAACTCAGGTAGCAGCTAATTTTGAGAGCAAAACGTCTGTTCTGAATAGTCTTAAGACTAATTTTGAGCAGGCTCAGAAGTTTGTAGAAGATACAATCTGTAAGCTGAGATATGGAAGCGATTTTATTTCGTCTTCTATTAGCTGGGGAACTGAGTTCTATGTGTTTACAGTTACAGAGCTCTATAAGAAATACGAAACAGCCAAAAAGAATGGTATGTCGGAATCTGAGCTTGATGCAATTGTGCAGCAGATTATTGAGGTTGAATACAGAAATAATCCTCAGGTCCTGCAAAGGATGCTTATTCTTAAACAACTTGAGCCCTATCCTCATAAGACATTTGATGAAGTGCTCAGATTGTCTGAGAAAAATCTGCTTGACCCAAAGAAAGTTATGCTCAAGCTCAATTTTAGTAGCTACATTGATAGATTTGAACGCGACAACATCAACATCATACAATTTGGAGCGAATAAGACACTCAAAGAAAAAATATCAATTATTAACAAAAAGCTATTAGATTATGTCACAGAAGACCAAAAAGCAGCTGCAGCAGGAGCTGAAGGAGCTCAGCAGCGAGAAGGAGCAGCTTCTGCAGGTCAAGAAAGCTAATGAAAAGGCTTTCACAAAGGAGCAGCAAGCACGACTCAACAAGGTGACAGAGGACATCGTTGACCTGGAAGAGCAAATCGAGCTTGCTCCAGCAGATGAGACTCCGAAAACGGTTACAACAACCAAGTATGAAGTACTCAAAGGTACTGAGAAGTTGGTTCATGTTAAGCTCTCAACTGGTAATCGCTATGACCCGAAAACCGGCAAAGAGATTAACAAACCTGTTCCTCAGACGTTTAACTACGGTGAGTGGCAGCTGTTCAAGAAGAACTATAAGCTTCTTGGCTACACTATTGTAGAGGTTATGAATGACCCATTCAAGGATGCAACACCTCTGATTAACAAGTAAAAGTATTAACAACTTAATATACCCAAAGTTATGTTAACAGTAGAAATGCTTCAACAGAACACTCAGCTCTCAGGTTTGACAGTTGAGCAGTTCAACGCCATAGCTGAAATGTCTCGCAACGACGAAAACACAGTGATTGGCACTAAGATTGGTGCTCTGCACGGACAGTACGACAGCGATATTCTGAGTATTACGGGTGTTGCAAAGAACTCTGGTGAGAAGAGCTATGACTATCTCAAGCGTGTGCTTAATGCAAATAAGGCTGACCTTGAGACATTGGCAACAACTAAGCAAGAGCTGGCAACAGCTCGAGCAAAGGTAACAAATCTCGAGAAGAAAATTGCTGAAGGTGCTCAGGATGAGACTCTGAAGCAGCAGCTTAAAGATGCTAAGCAGCAGGTCACTCAGCTTCAGAATCAGCTTACCACTAAGCAGCAGGAGTTTGATACAGAGAAGCAGAAGCTTCAGAATCAGCTTCAGTCTACTCATGTAGATTATGCTTTTGCAGCTGCTACTGGTGGTCTTAAGTTCAAGGCTGGTATTACTGAAGGTGTTCAGAAGACACTCCTCAATGCTGCTAAAGCTGAGGTTCTTCAGCGTGGAACGCCTGAATTCCAGCAGAATGCTGATGGTACTCAGAAGTTGGTTTTCCGCGGAGCTGATGGTAACATCCTGAATAACCCGAAGAATAATCTCAATCCGTATACTTTTGAGGAGCTCATTATGGAGACTTCGATTAAGGACGTGATTGATACTGGTCGTCAGCAGCAGGGCGGGGGTACTGGTCCTCTTGGTGGAGGTAGTGGAAGCACATCCGTTCTTGACCTTTCAGGAATGAAAACTCAGCTTGAAGCTGATAAGGCTATTGAGACCTACCTTCTTAGCAACGGTATTACCCGTGATTCTGCTGAGTTTGCTGAGCAATCAATGCAGTTGCGCAGTGAGAACAACGTGGCAAATTTGCCTATTCGATAAGTGAATTGGATGTCTGGGCTGTAAAAGGGTAATGCACCGCAGCATCGCACTAAATAATAAGTTTAACATTTAAAAAGTAAAAGACTATGAGTTTAGTATTGACTCGCATCCAGAACATTCGTGCAAATTCGAATCTGGACAAGTATGAGTTTCGCCCGAGTCGCTATGGTGCACTGGACGCTTTCCTCGTTCAGTCGAATGACCCTACCGGTATTTTGACCGACGAGCTTAAGGCCAAAGCCCGCACCTCTATCGGCAATACTCTTGAAACTCCCGTGATTGACTATGATGGAAGCATCAGTATCGGTAACACTCGTGAGCTGACTATCGCTGACAGTGAGAACACCTCTCGCATGGTGACTATCACGTTTGCGACTTACGCCTTCGGTTTCACCATTGCTCCTGCGATGTACATGAACAACGAGATTGGCATTCAGCGTGACTTCGAGACCAAGCTGATGAAGTACATCTATAAGCTGGCCCAGACTCTCGATGAAGCTGCTTTGACCAAGCTTGCTGCTGCTAAGACAGTTGTCATTAAGAATTCGCTTCTGTATGACAAGACTGGTAATGTCATCAACGCTAAATGGACAGAGCGTGAGAACCTGCTTGGTGACTTGAATGTTATCATGGGCGCTAATGACTTCTATGGCCAGTTGCACATTGTAGGCGACGCAGGTGTTGAGAGTATCGTGAAGAAGCTCGCTCAGAAGGACCTGTACAACATCGAGAATAAGCGCAATGAGTATAGTGATAAGATTCTCCATTTCACCAACCACATTGCTGCTGCTGAGGGCAAGTATGCTCAGGGCTACGCAATTAATGCCGGTTCTCTGGGTCTGCTGACTCGCTTCGAGCGTGACTGCTTGCTTGGTACTGTTTCTGGTGACGGACACGAGTGGGGTATCGCTACTCTGCCTCTGCTGAATATCCCTTGTGGTACTTACTTCTATGATTCTGTCGGCAATTACTCTGCTATCGCAGGTGCAGCAACTGCCGATATGACCCGTACTCGTAAGGAGCACTACGGCTTCGCAGTAGACATCGCATTCCTGACCGCTTATAACAGTGTTCCTTCTGGTGAGGGTGCTCTGGCAAGTCCTATTCTGGCCTTCAACATCTCTAGTGCTAATGCTTCGTATGGTCTGCCTGTTCAGGTAACAGCACCAATCCCAACAACGTAAGTATTCTCTTCAGTGATGATTCCAAGAAGGACGCTTAGGTTAAAACCTGGTAGCAGTTCATAATTGTTATCACTTTGGGTGCGGGAGCGTCTGGTAGAAATACTCAGAGGCTCCCGTTATCCAGTTAAAAACATGGCTATGAATACAGGAACAGATTTAAAGCTAAATATTCATATAAATCCTTTATCAGGTTTTACGATGGATGACTATGATTTTGAGTGCCTATTCTTTACTACTTCTTTAATTAAAAGCGCAAAAATAAAAAAAGAAGATATGATAAGAATAGACGAGCAGAATTATATAGCTATCTTGTGCACGAAACGAGTTGGGCCTGGTAGGCTCAGATTTAGGTTAAGAGCTTTTATTCCTGATAGCGATGTGATTATCCACGATGGAAAAAGAGAAGAAGTCGTTGAAATAACTACAGATATTTATATCGGCAAATAATATGAGTGAAGGATGTTTACAAGTTTCAGTGTCTTTATTAAATGAGCCGTTGGATGTTTCAGTATCTTTATTGAATGAAGCATTACAGGTGTCATGCTCACTTATATGTTCTTCTTATATTACACCTTTATTAGTACTACCGAAAGAAAAAATCCAATGGATAACGCTTGAATCGCCGGTGGTTTACACCGTAATAACAAGAAAAGAGTGGAAAGTCAAATAGTATATTATGGTAAGAACGCAAGAAATACAAGAAGGCCTATTACATCTTATCGGCTGGAGACAGAGTTATGATGTCAATGATGGTGTAATTTCTGAAGCATTAACGCAATCAGAAAGTGGACTTTATTATCAAGATGCTCATCCTCTGTTAACTTTACAAAATTTACAGAGCATAGCTCCTGATTTCAGCAATGTATCATATCCTGAACATTCAGTAGAAGAAACGTACGTTAAAGATGTAGTTGTTACTGTAAATGGAACCTACTATAAGTCACTAAAATCTGTTCCTGAAAACATTCAAATAACAGACACAGAATACTGGATTGAAACAAATCCGTTTTCTGAATGGCTTGAAACCAAAACAAAAGCCTGTATTACTAAGGCTATTAGCTGTTATGTTAATGAAAAAATAGCTAAAGGTACATATAGGACTTTATGTGAAAAGAAAACTCTGTTTGATGGTACTGGCCGTATCTATGATACAATCAAGAATAAAAATAATCTGGTTGGCTTTGAGATTGTACCTATTCGAGCCAAAGGAGTTACTACTAAGATAAACAGAATTGGTCTACAGTTCTCAGAGCCTGGTGACTATACTATATTAGTTATGCACTCGAGCTTGATGGAGCCATATTATCAAGAAACATTTACAAAACGAGTAGGCAATAATATAGAGTGGTTTACACCAAGTCAAGAACTCTATTTGCCTTATGAGACTGATGAGATAGATGCTGGCGGTAGTTGGTATATCTGTTATGTACAATCACAGTTGCCTACAGGCAGTCAAGCTATTCGTAAGAGCCGTGATTGGTCAAAAGGTCCTTGCAATGAGTGCTCAAGGCATGAATATGAAACTTGGCGTATTTGGTCAAAATACATTGAGGTGCATCCATTCTATGTTAATGAGGAATTAGTACCTGTTGTAGATGAGCAAGTACAAATGTGGGATGTTGAAAATAATCTGTACGATTATAGCACAAACTATGGCCTTAATCTTGACATCACTGTTGCTTGTGACATGACTGATTTTATTATTGAGCAAAGACAGATGTTTACTGATTATCTTAGTAAGTCACTCGCTATTGATTTCTTGCGTGAGTTTGCATACAACCCAAACGTTCGTACAAACAGACACAGTATAAATGCTTCAAGGCCTGATATTTTGTATGAGATTGATGGTGATTCATCGTCTATGAAGAAATCTGGCCTAAGCTATCAGTTAGAATTAGCTTCAAAAGCCATTCAAGTAAGTACAGAAGGTATAGACAGAGTCTGCTTGCCCTGTGTGAACCATGGCATCAAATATAGAGCTGTATAATGCCGCAGTATTATAATGCCTCAATTAGAAATCTCGTTTATAGACTTAGAAAATTTAAGGATATTCTCAGCGAAGAACTGAAAGACGAGATAATGAAGCACGAAGATGTAATCGTGCAGATGGTTGCCAGAGACCAGCTTTACGAGCAAGGTATTGAAGGTAGAGGCATTTCGATTATGGACTACCAACCTTATACTGCAAGAACTATAAAAATTAAGCAGAAAAAAGGTCAGCCGTACGACAGAGTAACACTTCGAGATACAGGTGAATTTCACAGCTCTCTGCATGTAGAATTTGACGATGAGGGTTTTTACGTAACATCGACAGATGATAAGGCAAAATATCTGTTAGCGAGATATGGAAAAACAATTTTCAGACTTACTAACGAGAATTTTTCTGAGTTATTAAGAGATTACATAAGACCTTCTTTGAAAGAAAAATTAAAAGAAAGAATACTCAATGATAGAGCGTAATGTAAAAGTAATTAAGAAAGAAAATCCTGTTTTGCTTGATAAGGTGATACAGGATATTCAGGAAACTTTAGCTGAAAAGCTTAAGTGGCTTAATTATGCTTTCGGCAGAGCTTATAAGCTTGTTGAACATAGAAATGATGGCAGCAAGTTTATATATCCAGCTGCATATATTGGAAATTCTGAGTATGCTTCTCTTCTTCCAAACGACAATTTTGGCAATTTCTGCTGGTTTGATATTTATGACCCGCAGGAGATAACTACTATTATTCAGTCGCTTCCTCAGTTTACTTTTAGCGGAGCAATCGTATTTTGGTTTGACCTCAATAGTATATTTGCAGACGCAGATGCTATGTATACAGAAGAGATTAAAGATGAAATTGTACGAGTGCTTACAGGTCCTGGACTTATACAAACTGAAGGCCGATTGACTCTTACTAAAATATATGAGCGCTTTGAAAATATCTACAAAGGCTATGCTCTTGAAAAGATATATAACAACTATACTTACAAGGGCGAAGGCATTCAAGCTATTGATAAGCAGTTCTTTATGCATCCGTATGCCGGATTACGATTTGAGTTTAACATGACAACCAGAGAATTATGTCAACGATATGTCAAGCCATAATAGTTGCTTTAGTAGCGGCTTTTATAATTCTGTTCCTTGGTAAAACAGGGCTCAGAACTAAGTTTAGAGACTTTAATGACAGGTTGGGTATATCGCTTGTAGCTGATATGCTCGACTGTGATTTTTGTCTAAGTTTTTGGACCTGTTTATTTATAGCAATAAGCTTTTGGGGTATATGCTGGGAGCCGCATTTGTTTGTAATATTTTGTGCACCCCCTATAACAAGATATTTATTGTAATTATATTCTTGTTAAAATTTGAGATTTTAATCGAGTCATTCAAAAATAACATAAGATATATAATCTATAATAATATAATTTTAGGTTTAACTGAGATATAAATCGGAAGCAACTGTGAAACATATTTAATATCTATTATAAATACCCAAAGTGAGATGAGAACTGTTATTATCAAAGACAAAAAGATTAAGTTGTATGATAGCATAGATGAAATGCCGATTGTCAACTTTCAGAAATATAACAAGTGTGTGCTTATTGATTCTGGGCTTGGCTCTGATGTAGATTCAATTGACAATCATATTGTCAATATAGCTAAATATATCAATAAAGGAGACAAGAAAAATGCTATGCAGGAATTGCAGAATATGAGGCAGAATATGCACATGATTGTCAGCAACGTGTCTCCTAAGAATTTAGCATTTGCAGCACTTATTCACAGTATAAATGATAAAGAGCAAAAAGACCTTTCTGATGCTCACCTACAAGAGATAATTGATGACCTGGGCGAAGTGCCATATAGTCTATTTATGGACTTGCTAACAGGGCTGAAAAAAAAACTTTCGACTGAATTAGAGCTTTACTTTCCGAGTGAGTTCGACAGTGCCAAAGAAAAAGAGGCTTATGCTAAGCTGAAAATGAGAACTCTACTTCAGCTTCAAGAGCTTATAGAAGATAAAAGTTATGCTAAAGAGATAGCTGAACTTGACGAATTCCTTTTCAGTTTGCATAAGCCTAAAAACTTTAATGGCAAAGAGTCAGAAGAAATAAAATATGATAAGCAGTTTGAGAGTGCTTGTATGATAATAAGCCAAAAGACTGGAATGAACGCAAAGCAGATGACAGTTCTTGAGTTCTACAACACTCTTATAAATATACAGAAGCAAGCAGAAGCTGAGAAAAAAGCATATAAGAAAAATAACCCTAAACGCCATTAAGTATGGACGACGATAAGATAAAATATGAGGACCTAATTAGTCCAGACGATTCAGTTAAAAATCTTATTGAGCAGCTAACAGAGCTTAATAAGACTTATGGTACTATATTAGAAGTAGTAAAGACTGGCGCCAAAGATATTGTTGCCCAGCTTAAGTCAATGAGCACAGCTACGAACGAAGGTAGAGCCGAAATTGACGAAGCAACTGCAGCAGCTAATAGACTTGCCAGAGCTCAGAAAGAGCTTAAATTTGCCATGTCTGATACAGGTAAAGAGGTTGCTTGGCTTAAATCTCAAGCAGCGTCTCAGAATAAAATGTCTGTTGAACAGCAGAAGCGAGCCCAAGCCCTTGCTGGTTCTTATGATTTGATAAAGATACAAATTAAAGACCTAACAAGTAGGTACAAAGAGCTTAGTGCTACTGATATAGCAGGAGCAAAAGGTGAAAGATTACTTGGCCAACTGCTTAATAAGAAGCAGCAGCTTGCAGATTTGGATGACCGGATGAAACTACATATCCAAACGCTGTCTGCAGTAGAAAAAGCTGAGCAGAAACTTGCTTTTCTTCGTTCTGCTGAAGGAAAGCGCCTTATGGAACTCAAGCAGCTTATTGCTGATGAGATTGCAGCCAATAAGACCAAAAAAGCATCTCTTGATGAAGTTGCTCAAGCTCAGGAGCGTTTAAGAGCCGCTCAGAGCGCAACAAGACAACAAGCTTATGAACTTAATATACAGGCAAGAGAAGCAAACAGAGTAGCAAAGCTCCAAGCTCAACTCAATCTATCAGAAGCTGGGTCATATAATCAGCTATCAGCCCAATATGAGTTAAATAAAATCGCTCTTAACAAGATGTCGGACGCAGAGCGAAGTGGCACAGAAGCAGGTAAGCGATTAGAAGCTGAAACTTTAGCTCTCTATGTTCAAATGCAGAAATTACAAGAAGCTACTGGTAATCACAGATTATCAGTTGGTAACTACGCTAAATCATGGGACGGTCTTGGTATTTCTGTATCTCAGGTTGTTCGAGAACTTCCTGCTGCAGCTGTTTCAATGAATACATTCTTCTTAGGTATTTCTAACAATATACCTATTCTTATAGATGAAATTCAAAAATTAAAAGCTGAGAATAAAGAACTTATAGCACAAGGTAAACAAGCAAAGAGTGTTGTTGGCAATGTAGCAAAAGCACTATTTAGTTGGAACACTATACTTGTTATAGGTTTAACTGTTCTTTCGATGCATGGTAAAGCCATTATTGATTGGATTGGTTCTTTGTTTAAAGGTAAAGCTGAAGCTATTAAATATGCTGATGCTGTTGATAATATTAACAAAGAGCTTGAAAAGACAAATGGCTCTTATGGTAAAAACATAACCACTCTTAAGAAACTATCCCAAGAATGGAAAAACTTATCAACTCAGAAAGAACAACTTCAGTGGATACGAGATAATAAAACAGAGTTTGACCAGCTTGATATATCTGTAAGGAATGTAACAGATGCGGAAAATATCTTTACAGACCACACAGATGTAATGGTTAATGCTTTAAAAGCTCGTGCCAAAGCAGCAGCTGCTATGAAGCTTGCTGCTGATAAATATGAAGAAGCTCTTATAAAGGAAGCAGAGGCTGAGGCAGAAGCTGCTAAAGGACCAAGCTTTAGTGATAGGTTCAAAGGCTCTATGGTCAACTGGAACCAAGGTATGCCGGGTGATTATCAAGCTACTAAGCCTGAAGATATTGATGCACAAAATAAGGCCACAGAAGAGTGGAGACAAAAACGCATACAAGGAATCAGAGATGAAGCTAAGGTTCTTGAAAAAACAGCAGACCAGTATTTCAATATGGCCGAAGCTATTACTGCTGCTTCAGATGCAGAACTTAAAGCGGCCGGAATTGAAGAAAAGCATAGAAAAGCTAAAAAAGAGCCTCGTGGACCTCGTCAGCGTGACCTTACAGACCAAATATGGCGCAATGATTTGTCTATACGTAAGAAATATGAAATAAGTCTTTCCGAATTACAACGCAATGAATTTGAGAAACGCCGTATTGAGGCTACTGACCAGGCAAATCAGACTATCAGAGAAATGCAAGAAAAGTTCCGTAAAAATCAAACTTTCTTGACAAATCCTGATAATAAATTTAAGCCTCTGTCTGCTGAACAAAAAGTTCAGATTGAACAGCAGCAAAAAGAGATATACGCTATTATTGAGAATACAAGACGCAAGCTTGAAATAGATTTGACTAATCTGCAATATGAATATGAGATTGACAGAAATAAGAAGCTGCGCCAGGTAATGGATTGGCGTCTCGATGATATTGCAAAGGATATTGAAAAGGAAAAGAAGCTTCGTCTTGAGCAGCTTGAAGAGCAAGAAAGTTTATATACGACTAAAGGAGCTACCGAAGAAGGTGGAGAGGTTGTAGTAACAGGCTCTATGTCACCAGAGGAGATAGCTAAATTCCAGCGTGAGCGCGAGCGTATAATTGCTGAATATGATAGTATTATCTATAATATGAAAGCGAAGAGCATCGAAGCTCAAGTTGAACTTGTCAAGAAAGGTTCAGAAGAAGAGCTTGCTTTGCTTATTCATCAGAATGAAGTTGCTCGTCAATTAGCTCTCGCACAAAATAAGCTTAAACCAGCTGAAGAGCGTCAAAGTGAATCTGAGATTAACGCTCAGTTTAATAAGCGTGGAGCTCAGATTAAGGGTCAAACTCAGATGACAAACTTTGATGAAGCTCAAGCTGCAGCGGAAGCCGAGTTTAATATTATTAAGCATAGTGAGAATCAGATAACCATCTTTAAGCTTAAAGCAGAACAAGATAGGTGGAAACAAATGGTCAAGCTTGCAAAAGAAGGAGCTATTGACTGGTCTGATGCTCAGCTTAAAGAAGCAGAAGCTACAATCAAAAAGTTGCAGCGTCAAATCGACGAAGCTGGTAACTTTATGAATCTTATAAAAGATAAAGGCTTTGGAGGTGCATTGCTCACTAAGCTTGGATTCGATGATGACCAGATTGCAGCTTTATCAGAGGCTACAAACATAGTACTTGAAAATATTAAAGCTATTGCCGATGCTGAAGTTGAAGCTGCTGAACAAGCTGTAGCTGCGGCTGAAAAACGAGTAGAAGCCGCGCAATCTGCCTATGATGCTGAAGTCGAAGGCCGTAATAATGGTTATGCTAACAACGTTGCAACTGCTAAAAAGGAATTACAGCAAGAAAAGAAAAATCAAGCTCAGAAAGAAAAATTGCTTGAGGAAGCTAAGCGCAGGCAAGAAGCTATTAATACTGTGATTCAAGCATCTTCACTGATTACAGCATCTGCTAATCTGTGGAGTTCATTCTCAAGTATTCCTATCATCGGTCCTGCTCTCGCAATGGCTGCAATAGCTGCAATGTGGACATCATTCGCAGTAGCTAAAGTTAAAGCAGCTCAGGTAACCAAAGCAGCATCTGAGGAATATGGAGAAGGTGGTTTTGAGGTTCTTGAAGGAGGCTCACATGCTTCTGGTAATGATATAGACTTGCAGACGAAGAACTCAAAAGGCAAGAATATGCGGGCTGAAGGTGGTGAAGCTATGGCTATTATAAATAAGCGTAGTACTCGTAGATACCGTAAAATGCTCCCTGCTCTTGTGGATAGTATCAATAAAGGTACATTTGAAGAGAAGTTCTCGCGAGCATTTGAAACAGGCGAACAGCTATCACAAGATATTACCTATCAACAGCAAATTGTTGACCTGTCACAACTTGAAGAAGACGTTAAGGCTCTTAAACGTAATAGCGAACACCAATATTATGCTATGCCTGACGGCTCTTATATTGAGAAGAAAAGAAATGTTTTACGTAGAATACATTAAAATATGAAGCAGAAAAATAAATTCTATGTTCTTAGGAGTAATACTGATAGCACTCTGTCAACTTACTCTTATAATACTTCAACTGGTGAATATCAGACCGTAGCTGATACTTATGGCTTTCCTAATCCAGTTTATTTAACTGGTCCTAAGGCTAATAAGCATTATAAGCCGGTATTTATTCTCGCTTCAGATATTCTATATAGTAACATTGAAGTTATTTGTTATGATAGAAATGAAAACTATATTGGATATAAAGTTGATAGCTATAGATATACCCAAGGCAAAAAGTTATTTGAATTACCTGCAGGAACATTTAAGATTCTTGTTAACTTCAATACACCGGCTGAAGATTATAGCAAATCTCCTTCAAGGATATGGTTCTATGTTGGGTATGAGGTTACTCCGCATTATAAGAAACTTGAATTGCAGAATAAGAAAGAAAGCAATCAAATGTTCTTTAGAGAATCTCTTAACGGAACTGTGAAATTGCATGGAGATGATTATCAGTTTGTTAATACCGCTTCTCTTGAACAAGACTTATTGTTTGCAATATACAATAGCCAAGATACAATAATTGCAAAAAATAAATTCAATAAAACTGATTGCAAATATGACCATGCAAGAAGTATGGTTCAGTTGAAACTATCTCCTGAAGATATTTACTCACAAGTTCTTGATAAATATGAAAACAGCTATGATATTATAAAGTTGTCCCCTGCTATTACTCGTCTTACAATGACTAAGAGAATGGCTTATCAGATTTATATAGCTGGAGCTAATAATATAACAACAGTTGCTAATGGTACTTATTGGGAAGAAGATGTAAATGAGCCTATATCAGATTTAGGAAAACTTCAGGATAAGTATTACTTTGCAAAAATAGGCAATAGTTTTTATGAAGTACATCTTAGCGGATTTAACTATGATATAAATTCAACATATATTGTAGATAAAAACAGTAATATTTGGAATGCTACATCAGAAGTTACTATTTGGATTGATGGAGAACAAACAACATATCAAATAAATTCTAGTATTAAGTTTACAAAAGAGCATGATGCTGGAGAAATTGTTAGCGATGATATTTTGCTTTTGAGTGACGGAACTAGCTCTGGTGTAGTAGTATCTGATAACAAAATGTTTGCTAAATACGACTCATATCGTATTGAAATATATACTGGTAAAAATGGAATAGGCACAAAAATCTATCAATCAGATAAATTATATGGAGCAGATGATGGCTTTTTGATTTCTCCTGGTGAAGGCTTATATCCGATGTCGAAAATCGAACAGCCTATGCCTATGAAAAATCCTACTCCTGAAACATTTAACATGGGAGATAATGTTGTAGAATATGGTGTTTGCGCCCGTATTGTTTGTGACATTGATAAAGTTATTATTGGTGAAACCGAATATACACTTCATGATTTACCGTCAGATGACTTCGTTTATAGTAGGGCAAACTATAGAAAATGTATTGGCTTAATAGGCTTATCATTACATCAACAAAGAGCTACTTCATCTAAACCAACTAAATATGGTATGGATGATTACGGCAATTACTTTACAAGTAATTTCTTGAATCCATATACTGATTTATTCTATGGTAAACCTATACCAGTAAGCCGTAGTGCATGGGCTAATACAAGTATTTGGGTAACATTTAGTGATAACTGGAGAGATTTTGAAGCAAAGTTCAGATTAGAGTATACTCTTAAAGATGCATACGACTTAGCTGATGTTATATCTACTATGCTTAAAGAAATTGACCCAAGGCTTAAACATGAAGGAACATCTGAGTATAGTCAATTTTTGTATAGTGGAACATCTCCATTAAGCTTTGATACTGCTCGTAATGGTTACAAAGTTTATATTGCTCCAAAATCAAATGTGCTCAAAGGTAATTATGACCAAGCTGCACAAAAAGCAGAACTTTCATTTGAGCAACTTATGGATATGCTTAGAAATTGCTTCAGATGTTATTGGTTCATCGATGAATATAATCGATTTAGAATTGAGCATATATCATACTTCTTAAAAGGTATGAGTTATACAAATCCAGCGAGCCAATTTAACTTAACACAAAAGCTTGATAAGTTTAACAAGAAAGCAGCATTGTATTGCCAAAAAGAATATGAGTTTGATAAATCTGATTTGTCATCAAGATATGAATTTGACTGGATGGATGACTGTACTGATGCTTTCGGTAACAATTCAATTGATGTAATATCTAAATATATACAGAAAGATAAAACTGAAAGTATTAATGCTGATGCATTTAGTTCTGATGTTGATTTGATGCTTTATGCTCCTGATAAGTTTACTTCTGATGGCTTTGCATTACTTATTGCGCGAGCATCTGATGGTAAAGTGCCAATTATTAATGTAACAACTCTTAAAGATGATGAGTATATTGGTCCTATGGGAAATGGTCAGTATAGTGCAAATCCGCAGAACTATTTAGCTTCTTGGCTTTATCTTATGAGGTATTATATGTATGATATGCCAGCATACTCAATTAAATATGATGGCATTGTACCTATTGATGCTATGCGAGTAGCTAGTATTAAGAGATGTAAGAAACATGATATTGAGTTCCCAAGTAATACCGTTAATATCGATATACAAAAATTGATAACAACCGATTTCGGAAATGGCTATATTGAAGAGATGTCCACAGATATTGATACTGAAATGACAAAAATGGAATTATGGTATGTTCCTGATTAAAAATAGTTAAAGTTTGGTAAATAAAGTTAAATAATTTTCACGGCTCAATTTTATTTTATATATTTGCATAGAAATTCATAAATAGTATGTCGAATCCAGTTTGTATATCTCCGCTTAAGTTTTATGATAGTCCTGCTAAGCAGAATCATCGTAAAAGCTATGCTCACGGACATATTTCTCCATTGATAGCAAAACTTTATTGGATTCCCTCGTTTCAGTTTGTCATTCCTACTCAACTTTATGCCAACGGAGGTGCTTTATCTGAGGCTTTACTTATAGATGCAAAAACTGATGTGGAAGTAGCAAATTTATCCTGGCTTTTTGCAAACGTAGCAGGTTTTTCTATTATAACAGTTGATAATTATAAGGTTGCTATTTTTATAAGTAATAAAAACTACGCTGACTATCTTAAAAGTATTAGTACTGAAGGAATTTATTATCTGAAACTTGCATCAGGTAATGGAGGCGTCTGGACATATTATTCTGAAGTTTTCTGCTTTACAAATGTAACAAAGGATTGTTTAGAGCTTGAGTATTGGAATGAAACAGGCAATTTTGCTATTAAAAATGGCGTGATTGCTTTTCCATCTGATTTCCACTTTAAGCTATTGCTTAAAGGCGAAATTGGTAAGCCGGAATATAATTTTGAGGAAGAGAGTACTAAGCGACTTGGTTATATTTATGTAGAAAGCCAAGTTAGTAAAAAGGTGTACAAGTTTAATGTTGTAGTACCTGAATATATTTGTGATGCTCTCCGCCTTGTGCGGCTTTGCGATAACAAGATTATCAGATGTAAAGATGACGAGTATGAAGCTATAACCTTTGAAATGGAAGCTGAGTGGCAGACACAAGGAGATTTAGCATCTGTTACGTGTGAATTTGAAACTGACAATGTGATAGCTAATATTGGAGGCTTTGTACCTGATAAGCTTGGTGGTGATTATAACAATGATTACAACGAAGATTTCGATAAAGAGTAAAAGAAAGGGGCTGCTATGGGAATCAAAGTAGAAAAAACAGATGGCACAAGAAGCTTTTGGCTCTCACGATTTACATTCGTGATATGCTTTTTTGTATCGGTGGGCTTAGTGATTGGCGGTTTCTTTGTCCCACCTATGGGAGTCATTGACGGCTCAGTGCTAACCGCCACTGGTGAACTTTTGTTATTTCCTACTCTACTTTATGCTTATCGTGCTTTGGAACTTGGCTACAAGGTTAAATTTCAAAAAGGCGAAACAAGCATAGAGGTACATAAAAATGAAGAAGACTGTGGCCACGAGTCTCAGAGATAAATTACTTAATTGGTTAACAACTTAAAACTTTGTAAATAACTATGGCTGATACAACTGCACTAAAATATAGAATACGAGCAGCTATTAAAGCTAATGATAATCAAGAGATTACTGGTTCTATATTACAACAAATTTTGCTTGATGTAGTAGATGAACTCAACGAAGGTGTGGAGGACGAATATATAGAGTCATACATAAAAAAAATATTGCATTCAGGTTTTTATATTGTTGACAGATATGGAAATGTAGCATTTAAATATGATGCTGCAGATGGCTTAGATGCAGCTCTTGTGTCGGAGCACTTAATAAATATTATCACAGAAAATGAAAAAAATAGAGCTGAAGACGTTGAAGATTTAATCATAAAAACTTTAAATAGTGAAAAAAGCAGAGCAAAAGATGCTGAAAACGCGTTGTATGAATATATAGAGTCATACATAAAAAGAATAGCGCATGAAGGTTTTTTTATCTGCGATTTAAAAGGCAATACAGCTTTTAGAATAGATAAAAATGGTTGCACCGAAATATCAGATATTAGTGTTGGCGATATTAGTGTTGGCTATGATATTAAGTATATTAAAAAAAATGGCTTTTTTATCTGTGATTCAAAAGGCAATTTAGCTTTTAGAATAGATAAAAATGGTTGCACCGAAATATCAGATATTAGTGTTGGCTATGATATTAAGTATATTAAAAAAAATGGCTTTTTTATCTGTGATTCAAAAGGCAATTTAGCATTTATAATAGATAAAAATGGTGTTAGAATAAATGATGTACTTGGAATAAATTTATATGGAAAAACAATAGCTTTACTTGGAGATAGTATTACAGCGCTAAATCCATATCCTGATAATTTCAGAAAACTCGGTAAGTGCACTATCTTAAATTATGGAATATCAGGTACTCACATTGCACAAAGAAGCAGTAATACAACAAATGATTTTATCAGCCGTGTGCCTAACATTCCGACAACTGTTGATGCTGTTGTTGTTATGGGAGGAACAAATGATTTTGGGCATAGTAAAAACTCTTCATTTGGAACAGCATTTCCGTTTGGCGATTTTACTGACGGGCACAATTCTAATAAATTTACTTTTTGTGCTGGCGTTCATAATCTATTTTATGCTTTATATGAAAGATTTACTAAAATAGGAATACCTGTAGTGATAGTGTTACCTCTACATCACGGTAATAGAGTAGATACACATGAATATGATATTGCATCAGATGGGACCATAACAGAAATAACAAATGACGCAACAGGTAAAACTTTCCGTGAATATGTTGAAATGATTGAAAGAATTGCTAAATATTATTCTTTCAATATCATTGATGCTTATGGTCAGTCTAATATAAATCCTTGTTTAGACTTAACATACTCTTCTGACGGCCTGCATCTTAACGATGTTGGCGGTAAAAAGCTCTCGATGTTTGTAATCAGCGAACTTGCAAAGATATTCAAAATGTTTAATAACTAAAAAAGAAAAATATGGGACTTGTAATTTTTATTAATGATGCAGATTTTTCTGACAAGAATCTTGGGCAACTTTCACTACCTGCACACTGGTTTATTACCCATAGCCAAAGCGACCTTGATGCTATAGCTACGCAAGCAGGTTTAGGCCTTGGTTTTTCAATTGTTTTTAGTGGTACATCATCTGCTTATACAGAAGAATTAGCAGGTAAAGTTATTACTAAAATCAAATTGCCTGTTAAGCCATTAAATATAAA